ATAACTGGCCATCAATATCAACAGCATCTAAATTTGTAGTTCCATCTATATCTGCATTTCCAGATACATCTAATGTTGCAGAGTCTAGCTCACCTGATAAAGTAATGTCAGTAGCACCAGTAATAGCACCATTCAGTGCAACAGCACCATTAATATCAATTGTTGTTGCAGCAATTTGTATTTCTGTGTCTGCTACTAAATCTAATTGACCATCTGTACTTGAATGAATGTATAAAGCTGTGTCATAAAAACAAAGTTTATTTGTACTATTTAAAGTTAAACCAGTTCCATCTGTGTGTGTTAAAGTTGTATCTTGATCAGCACCAAATTTAATAACTGAACTGTCTGCTAAAAATAAATCTGAAAATTCTAATGCAGAAGTACCAAGAGTTATACCATCTGCTGATGAAGGAGCAATAGCACCTGTTGTTATTCTAACTCTATCTGTTCCACCAACTTTAATATCTATTTGGTCATCTGTATCTGCTGTAATATCTGTATCAGCATCTGCATCAAGAGTTAATGAACCACCATCTAAGTCAAATGCTCCAGCAGATGTAATACCTGTATCAATTACATCAGTACCATTTGCAGTATAAAATTTTTGTTCCTTTATCAGATGCTCCCCAAGTAACTCCAGTTTGACCACTAGCTTTCACTGTAAGTGTATAAGCTTCAGTGGGTTGATTATCCATAATCCACCATTTTTCTATAGCGGGAACTGTTATTACTCTGTCACCAGCTAATGCACCTGTAAAAGCAATAACAGAGTTTCTTATAGAATCACCCGTAGAACCATCTGTTAAAGATAAAGTTGCATCTGCACTTGCAACACCTACTGCAACATAACCACGAACTGCTTCTTCTATAATTTGTAAATTAGTATTGGTAGTTGTCCCCCATGTACCAGCGTTCTCGCCAGTGGGCATTAACTCTGTACCAAGACCTGTATAACTTGATGCCATTAAGCGCTCCCTACAAATACTTCTACATCACAAGATGCCGTATCTGTATCCACTGTAATATCTACTAAATCTGAAAGGCCTGAAGCTAAAGCAGATCCTGCCGCTTTCATCGTATCTACCACGCCACCGCTATTATCTCCTGGATAAATAAACGAGTGACCAGCGTCTACCTTCATTCTAAATTCTGTATTGTCTTCATCTTTAAAAGTTAACATAATATGATTGGATGAATCTAAATTTGTAATTCTAATATATCTAACATCACCATCATCAAACATTCCTGCAACATAACCAACTTTATTAGCGGATACACCTACACCACTGATTGCTGATATAAATCCTATTAATCCGCATTCTGTTGTACTTGCAGTTACAACTCTCTTTACAACTTCATTAACACTGGAAATATCTAAAGCTCTTTCCGATCCATAATCTATGTTGTTAAGTGTAATTGCTTCTTTAACTGTAACTGTGAGTGTTGCCATCTTTTAATCCTTACGGTGTCTGAGCCGGAACGGGTATACGTGGTTCTCCGTCCGTATAATCGTCTCGTCTTCGTCTACCTATTTGTTCTCCACCGAATTTTTGTACTTCGGTTTGATATTTTTGTTCATATAATTGTAGCATATCCATTGGGCCTTTTAAATAACTAAATGCCTCCACTAGACACGCATATAAAAGTCCATAGCCAAAATTCAAACTTAAATAAGTTGTCGTATTTGCCGAGCTCAATCCTGTTGGTCTAGCATTATAATGAATTTTGTACATAAAAGCTGAACTTGGTGTTGGAACAATTGTAATTCTTCCTGAAGAAGTTGCACCAGTTCCTTCTGCTCCTCCTGACATAGCATAGTATTTTGGTGTGCCAGTAGTCGTTTCAGCTGTATCATATTCTCTTAAAAAGCTGATATCTTTCTTTTCTAACCAGCTATTAGTTCCTGTTGCAACACTTGTTGAAGTATAAACTTGAAGACCTCTAACAAATAAAGTTCCCGCAGGAGCATAAACATTGTCTTTTGAAGCTGTTAAATTTCCAAGCATTTCTTTTCGATCTGCATCAATTGGAATTTCTCTTTGTATTCTAAGCTCTGAATTATCTATAAATTGATCTGTAATCGTGCTTGAAAGTACACCTGTTCCGACTTCAGTATAATTCTGAATTGCTGTTGTTAATGTTGAATATGTAAATCCTGCCATTATGCACTAAGAGTCGCTGGTCCTACCGAGACCGGAAACCCTCCTCCTTTCACGCTACCTGCTGTAGCAGTGCTAGTATCTACAGTAAAATAAAACCAATCGTCTGTAAAATCTGTGTCTCTAGATCCACTAACATACTTACCAGTAACAATAGCATACCCTGCCGCTTTTGCAATATTAGAGCCAGCGATACCATCAAAGTCGGCTGGATCAGCGTATGCTCCAGAACCACTAGATACGGTCGGCGTTCCTCTAAATCTATAAGTGTCTCCACTAGTTAATCCATGATTTGGAGTATTAACGTTAATTACGCTTGATGAAGCAGCGTACGTGGTAAACGGATCATGGATCAATAATGATGCAACATCCTTTTCTGTTCTATCTGTTCTTACATTTTCCAATGCTTGAGGATCAGCTCCATGAGGTCTTGGATCTAATTGTGGCTGCTTGGCTTCATATTCAGACTTATGAACAAACATTCCATTCCATTCTTTAAGCATTTCATTGTATGGAAATTCCATACCTGATCGGTCTGATATTGCTTTTGCGTATTTTCCTCTTGCATATGCCATTATATATTCGGATAATAATTCTTCGGGGTTATATAAGTGCTAGCATCAGACCCGTCTTCTGATAAAGCACGTGCTAATTCATCTTCGTATAATAGTTTTAATTCCTGTGTTCTTTGTGGTGCATATTTTTGTGATAAATAAAAAGATAAGCCTGACGCCATACAAGGAACAAATCTATAAGGTATGTCCGTTGCATCCGTATAAGTTGCATCAGCGTCTTGAATTCTTTTTACAAAAAACATATGAACAAATTTTGCTGCTGCAGTAGAATCTGGTGTTGGATAAAGTGTAACGGTTGTTTTATCAATGAACCGTTGAACAAAGTATTGAGAAGGAGTTCCTTTGGATAATTTATTGGCTAGTGCAGAATATGCTGATCTAGCTATTTTTGTAAGAGTAGAATCTGCCTGCGTTGTTTCAGTTCGAGCTGTTCTATAAGTTGCTTCTAAAACATCTGCTATTCCATAAGTAGATGTTCCACTTGTTCCACCTGCTGTTGTTGCAGAAGTTCCATCACCTGTAGCTCTGTAGAAAATATATTCTGCTTGGCCTTCAACAAGATCAATATCAGTATCACCTACTTCCCAGTAGTGCAAACCTCTATTGCCCCATTCTTGAAACATTACATTTAAAGAACGTCTTGCTGTTTTTAATTGAAATCCTGAAACAGATTGTAAACCAATCCGCTCGTATGCCTCTCCTATAATTTCATCAACGGCGAAAGTCTTGTCGAAAGTGACTGTTCCAGAAGTAGTATTTGCCATGGGCTACCTCCTAATATAGCTTCTTAAATTCTGCTATTACCGTATACATGTTTCCAGAATCAGCGGCACCTGGAACAACAAAATTTACATCGCTTTCATTACTATTAGCTGATTTGTCAGTTTTTATTCCGCCAAATTCTCTAAAGTCCCAGTAGCCTGTTCCTGTTAAACCGATAATTGGAATATCACCGTCATCGTCTTCTTCGTCTAAACGTGCGTATGAATCTCCACCATCACCACCTTGACATGAAAACCATATTCTTTGTAATACTAAGTGAAGACAAGATGCTCCGTTCTCGTTTGTTTCCATTGCTGAAACATCACCAAAAACTGTAGTTGCACCTGATCCGTCTGATTGATTTACTATTTTAATGACTACTCTTGTATCATTATCTTGCAAGATAGTTGGTCCTGTTACTGTGTCTGCCATAATCCCTCCTTAATTAAGATTACTAGATGGGGCCGAAGCCCCATCTTAAAGTTTATTTATTATTCGTATACGTTTCTGCTACACGCAACATA